CTCTGCACCTTCCTTCTTGGAAAATATAAAACCCATTTTTTCCAGCTGATTTCCAAATGCGGTCAGAAGTTCGAAAAAAACAGTCCAGTCAACAGCCTCATCCTTGACCCTTCCCGATTTGTATCCGCCATCCTCTATTTCAACATCCTTTCTCCAACTTCTACTGTCGGTTGTAAATACCAATCTACCACCCAGCGGAAGCATCTTTAATGAGGAGCAAAGATCGGTTGCTACTTTTCTAATAAAAGCAGCTTGATCTTTCTTATCTTTCAGAACCTTACCAGGATCAACGTTACCATATCCCGCAAATACGCCAAAAGTCTTGTGGAAAATATAATTCCCATCTATTAATATGTTTATCATAATCTTCCGTTATAATTTCTTAAATTAGCCCAATCACCTTCTATTCTGAAATCAGGATCAGTTATTTTATAATCAAAATCAACAAAGTTTCTAAAATCATCCTCGTCAGCTTGTAATCTTCTATTTACTATATCAGCATCCCTTCTTTTAAGAAGTCTGCTTTTTCTTACATCCTCATCTATGTCAAAATAAACTATAAAAGAATTCTTTCTGTCTTCAGGTTTTAATTTAGAAACCCCAGAAGGCGTCATTATAAAAAGATTAGAATTATTAAATTCATACATGGAAGTCCCATAAAACCACCCATTGAAAATAACAGATTCATAGAAAACAGATCCCTCCATCTCGTGGTCCATAATGAAATGGTAATCCACACCATCGATTTCTCCCTCGCGAGGCGGGCGGGTCGTGTGCGAGACACAATAAACAAATCCAGAATTTTCGAGAATCTTTCTGGCGTAATCTTTTCCCGATGCACCCTTACCAACTAATATAAGTCTTTCCATGTTATTCTATTAATTTTTGTATTTTAAAGATCAGTGCCAGTAAAGATACCATGGGATCTATCACTTGTGTTCTCTGAGCTTGATGATCAGCAACATTAACGATAACAGCTGGTATTATCTTGACAAGATCCTGTCTGTTATTTATTATCCAGCTTATAAATTCATCACCCAATGCTGACATCACATCGTCAACCTTCCCGTTATATTCACCAACAACATTCTGGTAATTTGCAACAGGATCCTTGGATGTAACTATCATATTATAAAGGTTCTCGTATGACCACCCAAATTCACTAATCTTCTTGGAATCAACAACAGTTGTTCCCTCTATCATCCAAGATTGTATTCTATTCAGGGCAGATCTAAAATCAGGATAGTATTTCTTCTGGAATTCATCCAACGAACCGGAGTCGATTGATATACCAGTTTTAGTAAGTATAAGATTTACCCTCTTATTCCACTCCTGCTTCAATAAATCATCCTCCTCCGAGTTAACTGGATTGAAATCTATAAATTCAAATCTGCTCTGTATTGCATCAGGAACCTTATTAATATAATTACATGTTGCTATAAACCTGGCATTACCTGCAAATTTTTCAATTGTTCCTCTTAATGCCTGATGGAATTGTGCTGATGCACCATCAAACTCATCCATTATAACAACCTTCTTGGAAGAATGTCCATCCATAACTGATATAGTTGAACAGAAATCGTTTATCTTTCCCCTTATGGTTTCAACTGAGCTCTCATCGGATATGTTTATGAAAATATGAGGATATGGTGCAGCTAATATTTTAGCCAAGGTTGTTTTACCACACCCAGGAGGTCCACTTAAAAGTACATTCTGGACTAATCCCTTCTCGAACATCTTGGATATTCTTCCAGGTAAAATCATGTGTTTAAGCTCCTTTGGTCTGAGCTTCTCTGTCAAGAGATCTTGTATCATCTTTAAATCGATTTTTATATTATAGATTAACTATTACAAAAAATTTCTATAGATTAAAATTTTGAAGACATGTCGTCAGCTTCTTGTTTATCTGCTCTCGTATCAACAAATCTTGGCAAGAATAGTGATCTGTTACCGTGTTTGTCCTCTATTGTGACATTATAAAGCACGGAAATTATTGAACCTATATGGGAATCCGGATCTTTACTTAATATATTTAGATCGGAATCTGTGAATCCCGAACCAACTTTAACTTTTAGAGTTCCTGATTTATCACTGCAGTAAAATCCACCGATTAGACCTTCTCTTTTTCCTTCACCTGGGTACCATCCAGTAACAACTAAATCACACTCGCTAACCTCCTTAAATTTTATCCAAGATTTTGATCTTTTACACTCATATAGGTGGTTATTTTTGCATATAACTCCCTCGCCACCCATATCAACTATTCTCTGATATATTTCGGCAACTCCTGATGCATCCTCAAGCTCCCACATCTGTGCAAGAACAACAGGTGAATCAAGGGATGAGTATTTCATAACCTTTTCCAGAGTTGCTCTTCTTGTTATATAATCCATAATTCCGATGCCCTTCTCCAGGGTTCCAGCTTCATCAAAATCAAAAACATTAAATAACATGTTGTCATCTATGTTTTTACTTGCTGTCCCTTTTAATATTTGGGTTACCTTACCACTGACTGATTTTCGATTCAAATCCGTTAATTCTCCATCGAAAAACCAATCTCCTGGTAAACCACTGTTTATCATGGCAGACTTTAAAGCAAATGATATTCTAGAAAGACAGGTAACATCAAGATCATTGAATGCTCTTGTAAAGAAGGAAATTTCACCTCCCTTGTAAAGAGCAATAACTCTAACACCATCATATTTTTCTTCACAATAAACTTTGTCCCATTTTTCTATTAATGATTGGTCATCAGTAGCAAGCATAACGGAAGGATCCGGAATTAGCTCCCTGTCCAAAGCCTTGTTTATAAGTTTTGCACCAACACCAATGTTCATTCTCTTAGTTAAAATCTTCATCAAAATTGTTCTAAGTTCAAGATCCTCCTTGGTATCATCAGATATTCTCGTTGATATCATTGCGTTTGCTCTTCTTCTGAGTGAATCATTGGCAGCAGATGCATTTTTAAGCTCCTCTACAAGCTCGTAAAACTCTGCCAATAGATTATCATTGTTTTCAGTAATGGTGTCATTAAAAACAATCTTATGAAGTTTAGTAGTTATGAATGGGTTGAAGCACACATTCAGCATATACTCAAAAGCAGGATCGATATTTAATCTTATCAGATCCTGCTTTGCTTTTTGAGAGCCATTCCCGGTGAATAGCTCCAAATCTCTAAATAGTCTTAGGTATTTTATCATGTCTTTTCTTTTTTGATTTATGCAAATATAGGAAAAGAAAATGATTTAAAAAAATATTATTGAGGTTATTTTACTAGAAAGTTACGGTGGGTGGCGCTTCACCTCCCGCTCCCCCGCCCGACTCGGCAGCAGGCGCGGGAGCTGCTGCTCCAGCTTCAGGAGCTGCCCCAGCCGCTGGTGCCTCACCGCCTGCGGGTGCTACACCTGCCTTAGCTTCTCTTTCCTTGTATAATTTATTTAATTTCAATTGATCTGGGTTCATACCAAGGAACCTCTGGATTAAGAAATCGTTATCGAAATATGGTTTATCTTCCTCACCAACCTTAACTTTAAGCTCATCAAGGGAAGCTATAAATGCTGACCTCTTTGTATAATTTGAAAGCTCAACCATGTCTTCAAACTCGCTATCCTTATTAAAAACAAGACCCATGTTTGCTTTGAAGCTCCTATCCTTGGAAAGCTCAGGATTATCCAGACACATTTGTATATAAAGAGGTTTAACAAGTATTTCCTGAAAATTTGATCTAAGTCTTCTTAGGAATTTACCGAATCTTATCTCGTCCCTCTCCAGCTGATCTATAGCAATCTGATAATTTGCAGGTGTACCATTTTTAGCAGCAAACCTAGCATAAGGAATTTTGGAATCCATCTTAAGTTTATTGAAAAAATAAAGCACGTTATCCATCACATTAAAATCAGGACCATTTGAATTTAAAGTTTCGATAGTTGGACTAACTCCATTATTATCAGGGAATAAATAATTCTTATAAAACTGAACCTTCGGCCTACCGTTTATTGTTAGCTCACCCGAATTGTCATTGATATTGATGTCCTCTTTATAGTTTGACATTAATTGGCCCAGAGTTTGCATTGCCTTTGTTTGTGATTGTGTACCAATTGGGATAATAAACTTTAGTCTAAAAGATGAGTTCATAACATTCCAGATAACTCTAGAATTCTCCATTATCCTAAGAATGTTGTACGATCTGACCAATCTTTCAACGTAGCTTACTCTAGAAACCTGGTTACCCCTGGCATAAGAAATATAAATAACCTGCTCATTTTTAAGTTTTCTTATCATCTGAGGGCTGTTTGGATACTGTACCCAAAATTGTTCATATTGATCAAGACCAACTTTTTCCACTATTGGTTGAAGCGAAGTAGCATCCAATTCCTTAAATCCAATTATCTCCTTTCCTTTGTTATCGTATATAATCTCAAAGGCCAAGAATCCATCTATTATAAACTGTCTGAAATATTGCCAAGCAAGAACACTATTTTGGAATCCAAAAACATTATACAATCTAGTGTAATGCTCAGTCACCTTATCCTTTACCTTGTCCTTTATATCAAGATTAACAAAGGATGGTTGGGCAAAGAAATTTCTCTCGTCATAAACAATAGCCTCGTCAGCCACAATATCAAGGATATACTCTATTTCTCCATTAAGAGAAAATTTTCTTAGATATCCTCTCTTATCCGGATAGTCCTTGTCGAAATATGCAATATATTTTTTTACTTTTGTATCCTGATAGGAAGCAGTCCAATAGTATGCATCCTCCTGAGCATATCCGCTTCCAGAATCATTCCCAAAAAGTCCCTCAGTTCTTCCAATTGCTTGCGAGTTTCTAACAACCATGTCGTCGTATTTCATCCCAAATTTGGAAACTTCACCAAGATTTCTTAGTATATTCCCTAGTGCTGATTGGTTTGGTTTTAAAAAATCTAAAAATCCTGCCATGTTATTATAATGTTACTTTAGGTGATTCCTCACCACCTTGTTTTTCACCACCTGCTGCTCCAGTAGCTCCGGCCGCTTTTTTAGCAGCCTCTTTTGCTTCTCTCTCTTTTCTTTCTTTTGCTTCTTTATTTGCATCTATATCAGCCTTACTCATTCCAAGGAATGTCTCCACCAGAAATGCAGTTGAAAAGAATGGTTTCTGTTCATCGTCTAATAGAGAAGACATAGCGGCAATTGATTCCTGTCTTTTTTTCAGAATTTCCATCTCCTGGTTTATAACGAAAGGATTGTCTGAATTAAATGTTAATCCCAATTGACTTTTAAAAAGGAAATCTTTTTCCAAATGTGGATATTTCTTAACCATCTGTATCCACAATGGTTTTACTAAAATTTCCTGATAAACTGATCTAAGTCTGGATATAAATTTAGCAAATCTAATTTCTTCCTTATCAAGACCCTCAGCACCATTAGAATAAGTGGAAGCCCCACCACCGTCGGGTGTATGGAATCTTGAAGGTGGGACCTTAGATTCCAGAACAAATTTATCAAAAAAGTAATTAAGAGGACTTGTATCATTGAGATTAGGACCAGCCATCTGAAGTGGCTCTATAGTTGGTGTTCCATTAACACCAGAAGGCATCAAATAATTCTTATAGAATTGTATTTTAGGTCTACCGTCAAATGTAAGCTCCCCACTATCATCATTAAGTTGAATATCCTCCTTATAGATGCTCATTAGTTCACCCAATGTTTGCATCCCTTTTTGTTGTGATTTTGTTCCAATTGGAACTGTCATTTTCATCTTAAAGGAAGCATTCATAACGGACCATATAACCCTTGTGTATTCTATGATTCTAAGTATGTTATAAGGTCTTATTAACCTCTCTATGTAACTAACCCTGGATACAGAATTACCTTTGGCATAAGATATGTAGATTACCTGAGGATCATAAAGGACTCTCTTTTTCTTCGGATCCTGTGGGTACTGTATCCAGGTACTCAAAAAGCTTCCATCTATTTGCTTTTCGACAGATGGTATAAGTGTGATTGGGTCAAGTTCCTTAAAACCTATTATATCTTTACCCGTATTGTCATAGATGATCTCAAAAGCAAGAAACCCATCAACAATGAATTGTCTAAAGTATTGCCATGCTGTTATATCATCGGAGAATCCCCATGTGTCGTAAAGTTTCTTATATGTTTCATATAGCTCATCTTTTACTTTTTCATTAACGTCACTAAGATCTATGAAATCTGGATAGGCAAAAAAGTTGGATGGATCGTATGATATAGATTCATC